CAGGACATACAGTCGAAGACGAACAGAAAGAAATGGAGATCGACGGTATCAAGGGACACATGGATGCACGTATCGACGGCGTCATCACAGATGTAAAGACAGCATCCCGGTTCGGCTTCCGTAAGTTTGACTCTGCCGAAACTCTTACTGCTGACGACCCGTTCGGATACATCGGACAGATCAGTGCGTACGCCCAGTCTCATGATGAGAAACGTGCAGCATTCCTTGCCATCAACAAAGAGTCTGGCGAGATTAACATCTGCACTGTCTCTGATAATCATATGATCAACGCAGAAGAAAGGATACGTGATGCAAAACAATTCCTCGATTCTGATACGCCGCCACCGCCTTGTCACAATCCGGTCCCAGAAGGTAAGTCAGGCAACCTCGGCTTGGCGAAGGGTTGCTCGTGGTGCGATCATAAATTTAAGTGCTGGTCCCATGTCAACGGCGGTAATGGGCTTAGAGGATTCCGATACTCCAACGGAATAAAATATTTAACTCATGTGGTAAACACGCCGAATGTCGAAGAAGTCGTCCGGTAAAGGACACTGGAAAAATCCATCACGGATTAAACTCGACCCGGAAAACTCATTCGGTTTTGTCTATCTGATTGTCAATCTTCTGACAGGTCAGAGATACATAGGTAAGAAACAATACCACCAGTATAGGAAGGGTATCAGAACCCGTCCATCAGATTGGCGGACGTACACCTCCTCATCACGGCGGGTAAACGAAGACATTAAGAAGCAGGGCAGATGCAACTTTCATTTTGAAATCCTCTGTCAATTTGAAAGCAGAGGAGGTCTTGTCTACGGTGAGACAAACCTACAGCATGTCTGTGATGTGATGACATCTCCCGGACAGGAAGAGGAACGTCTCTTCTACAACGCCTTCATAGATAAGATAAGGTTTATACCCCAAGAGTTTCTGACTGAGCCTCAACGAAAGAAAGTGAGGGGCCGTGTCTTCAAAGATTACAGTTGATCTTGACAATCAGTTAGATATAATGAAATCAGCCCCGTCAGGTGACTCGCACAGGCTGTTGTTCATGGCTGTAATCTTTCAGGCCATGCTCGACGCAACAAAACCAGAGGCAGATAATGAATCGGCAGAAGCGATCCTTGAAAGAGACCGGGCCAAAGGATGGATTTTTGCCACAGCAGGTGTCACAGCAACAGACTTCGTCACCATCTGCGATCTGGCAGGAGTTGAATCCACGCAGGTCAGACACTTCGCTCACCAAGTCATCCATACCGGAGAGGCTACGTTCATCAGGAGAAAAATCAATGCCATCCTCAACCACAGTTAAGTCTGACGGCTGGTCCACAAGCTATTACGAGCTACCAAGAGATGCGTCAGAATTGCAAGACCTGATCGAGCATCGTCAGATGAATTTCTCTGTTGGTAATATCTTCAAGGCTGCTTACCGGCTGGGCAGAAAAGATGGGGCGACAACGCTGTACGACCTGAACAAGATCAGGTGGTACGCCGAGCGTGAGATCGCCCGTCTTGAAGCAGAGAAAGAAGAGTTAACCCCATTCGAGCACGTAAATTGATGAAAGAAGTTAACGGCCTCTGGCTACCCGACTCTGACACACACTTCTCCGGACCGGACTATGAGATAGGGACACGTCAGGTTGTCCTTGGCCTTACCAAGGAACGTCGTCTGGCTCTTGATGTTGGTGCCCATGTCGGCATCTGGACCTGCCATCTGGCAGACGAGTTCGATGAGGTGATAAGCCTTGAGCCTAACCCTGAAAACTTTGAGTGCCTCCAGAAGAATACCGAAGGGATGGGCAACGTCGCCCTCCGGAATGAGGGAGCCTCATGGACATCAGACATGATGACACTCGTCCATAACAGGGAGGGTAACTCAGGGATGTGGTCTCTTGCCAACCCCGGCGAGAAAGTTCCGGGACATAAGGCATACTTTGTTAAGGTTATAACCATCGACAGCCTTGCCTTACCTGACCTTGATCTGATAAAGATTGATGCGGAAGGACACGAGCCGGGTGTACTTCGCGGGGCAATATCAACCATCGAAAGATGCAGACCTGTACTCTGCATGGAAGTTAAGGGGAATGGGGTGGCTTACAGTCTAGTATCTGATGCGGTGAATGAGGCACTTACAAATTTCAGTTTTGAATATCATCCTCATCGTGTCGGATCAGAAATTATTTACACCCCGGCAGAATAAATATGGCAAATAAAACAAAAACATCTGTAATAAAAACTAAGGTACGACGCAGAAATAAACCTGTCGGTCGTAAGCACTCCAAGAAAATTGGTCGTCGATCCACTATCGTGCGGAAGCGCGGACTCCAATAACAATAGGATAATGCTATGCAAGTTACCCTCATCAACTCAATGGGGACAGACCAGACTGTTGTCGATGCGGCGCGTGTGTCCTTTGCCAAGAAGGCAGAGAACTACACCGAAGATCAGAATGAAAAGCTGATCGGGTATCTGGCCCGTCACAACCACTGGACACCCTTCGGCCATGTACAGGCTACCTTCCACATTGAGGCACCCGTCTTTGTGGCGCGTCAGCTTGTCAAGCATCAGGTTGGGCTTGTCTGGAACGAGGTGTCTCGCCGGTACGTGGACGACACCCCACGCTTCTTCAGCCCACCTTCGTGGAGACCCCGAGCACCCGACAAAAAACAAGGATCGGACAAGCACGACATGATTCCTGATATGCGTCAGGCGTGGAAGATATATGAGTCTGCTATCCACAACGTCAGTAAGACTTACGGCATCCTTCTTGAGATGGGCGTTGCCCCTGAACAGGCCCGGATGGTACTGCCACAGTCGATGATGACTGAGTGGTACTGGACCGGAAGCCTTGCAGCATGGTCTCGGGTGTGTCGCCTACGTATTTCGGACGATGCACAGGTAGAAACGGAGCGTATTGCAACGGACATCAGCCGTGAGATGAAACACTTATTCCCTATATCGTGGGCAGCACTGGAGGAAAATAATGGCTGAAGCACAAGACTATTTGAAAAGCAAGTTGTCGTCACAGAAGTTGGTACATAAGATTAAAAATTACTACGCCGACCGAGGCAACTTCAATGTCCGTGTATGGATTGAAGAAGAAACAGTTGGGCGTCAGAAAATTTATCAGATAAGGTCCAACCTTCGCTTCACCGTCCCGGAGATCAACTAATGCTGTCCAACCACCTACCCACTCAGTACCAGCAGTTCATTGCCCTGTCACGCTATGCCCGTTGGCTACCCGACGAGGGTCGTCGAGAGACATGGTCAGAAACAGTTGATCGTTACGTTGATAACGTGGTGTCCCGGAAGGTTGATGATCAGACTGTCATCAATGAAATCCGTGAGGCGATCCTGTCCTTGTCTGTCATGCCGTCCATGCGGATGATGATGACGGCAGGTCCGGCCTTGGATCGGGACAACACGTCCGGATACAACTGTGCGTACATGGCAGTCGATGACATGAAAGCATTCGATGAGGCCATGATGATCTTGCTGTGCGGGACAGGCGTCGGCTTCTCTGTCGAACGTCAGCACGTCGCCAAGCTGCCCGAGGTTCCTGACCAGATGTTTGATTCGGAAGACACCATCGTTGTCCATGATTCAAAGGAAGGCTGGGCGAAGGCGTATCGTAAGCTGGTTGCCATGCTGTATTCTGGTGAGGTTCCAAGGTGGGATGTATCGAAGGTACGTCCGGCAGGTGCCAAGCTGAAGACATTCGGGGGACGTGCGTCCGGCCCTGATCCTCTTGTTGAACTGTTCAAGTTTACTATAAACATCTTCCGCAATTCTGTTGGCCGTAAGTTGAGCAGCGTTGAGTGTCACGATCTGATGTGTAAGGTTGGGGACGTTGTCGTCGTCGGTGGGGTACGTCGATCTGCCATGATCAGCCTGTCAAATCTGTCCGATGATCGGATGCGCCGGGCCAAGTCTGGTCAGTGGTGGGAGAACGACGCACACCGGGCCTTGGCTAACAACTCTGCCGTATACAATGAACGTCCCGAGATGGAGGCGTTCCTGCATGAGTGGACATCTCTGGTCGAGTCTAAGTCTGGTGAGCGTGGTATCTTTGCCCGGTACGCAGCGGATGCACACGTAGAACGAAACGGCAGACGTGAGACGGGCCATGAGTGGGGGACAAACCCGTGCTCTGAGATTATCCTGCGGAGTAATCAGTTCTGTAACCTGACCGAGGTGGTGGTACGTGTCCACGATAGTGTCGAGGGTCTTCGGGAGAAGGTACGTATTGCCACAATCCTTGGGACAATCCAGTCTACCTATACTAAGTTCCCGTACCTGCGTAAGGCATGGACACGCAACACCGAAGAGGAACGTCTTCTCGGGGTGTCACTGACAGGTATCATGGACAACGTCGTGACCAGCCACCCTGATCCGGAGGTTCTGGAAAGTCTCAGACAGACTGCCATCGACACTAATAAGGAATGGGCAGAGCGTCTTGGTGTTCCTGTCTCTGCGGCAATCACCTGCGTCAAGCCGTCAGGGACTGTCTCACAGCTTGTTGATGCAGGGTCTGGCATCCATGCCCGACACAGCCCGTACTACGTCAGGACAGTACGTGGAGATGTCAAAGACCCGCTGACCCAGCTTATGATTGATCAGGGCGTCCCGTCGGAGCCTGAAGTTAATCACCCTGATTCTACCGCCGTCTTTTCCTTCCCGGTTAAGTCTCCGGAATCTGCGGTGACGCGGAACGATATGTCTGCACTTGAGCAGCTAGAGTTGTGGAAGATGTATGCCATGAACTGGTGTGAACATAAGCCTTCTGTTACGATCAGCGTACGTGATGAAGAATGGATGGAGGTAGGTGCGTGGGTTTATCGTAACTTTGATATTTGTTCCGGTATTAGTTTTCTCCCGCACTCAGAACATGCCTATCAACAAGCCCCGTATCAGGATTGTGACGAGGATACGTACCAAGAACTCTTGTCGCAGATGCCTAAGAATATTGACTGGACAAGTCTTGGGTTGTACGAGAATGAGGACAACACAGCAGGGTCTCAGACACTTGCCTGTACCGGAGGAGTATGTGAGGTTGTCGATCTCAACGCAGCCTAGTTGTCAGGGTAAATGCAGACTTGACGACAATAAAGAATACTGTGTAGGATGTAATCGTACTGTCGAAGAAATTCGTCAGGCGTACCAAGACTACAAGAAATCAATCAAGGCCCAACAGGTCAAGGAGAAATAAAATGTTAGCATGGATTCTTGCCGCGATGCTTGGCTTCAGTACCTTCATCGGTCTGCCGTCTGGCGATGTAAACGAGTACGGACAGCCCCAGATTTATGGTTGGGGTAATCAGACAATCGATAAGTTTGGTAACACCGCCGCAGATCGTGACCGTCTGGCTGGTGAAAAACTTGCCGCCGAGAATCCGGCTACCAAAGGTAAGTAAATAAAGTTGTTGCGTAGAGTATCGTATCTGGTGATTATGTCTGCATGGATATATTCATTGGATACGACTCCTCTACTGTAGAGGCTTACGTCGCATGTACCGGGTCAATTCGTGAGAATGCCCAAGACAAAAAGCCTACCGTACATTCCTTAAATCACCGTCAACTCCGAAACGACAATCTCCTTAACAGAGAATGGCGGATAGATGAGGTGGGCCAGTACTGGGACGTGGAAGACGGTCGTCCGTTCTCGACAGAGTTTTCTTTCTCCCGATTCTGCACAATACCACTGGCCCGACGACTTGGGATAGAAGACTGGGTCATGTTCTGTGATTCAGATTTTATTTTTCAGAACGACCCGGCGCAACTATTCAAATACTGTCAGGACTATCCTGACAAAGCATTGATGACTGTTCAGTTTGACTGGCAACCAGAAGAAGGTGCAGTCAAAATGGATGGACGATTGCAGAGCCAGTACAGCAGAAAGCTGTGGTCATCCCTGATGATGATCAACATGAATCATCCCTCAAATTCTAAGCTGACAACAGAGGTAGTCAACACTGCCTCGGGTACACGGCTGCACAACTTCTTCTGGCTAGACGAGAGCGAGATCGGGAGGCTTCCCGCGCAGTGGAATTGGATCGAGGGGATCAGCGATCCTCACTCTGTCCCTGCCGGTATCCACTACAGTCACGGTCTTCCAACACATCCAAACTATATAAATTGCCAGTACTCCACCAACTGGTGGGGGTATTTTCACAGACAGCTAAAGCATCTGGGATCAGAAGATAATTTTACAGGTCTGCAATAATGAATAAATATGTATTGGTTACCTCATTTAATGAGGAAGGATATAAGAAGTACGGTCGTCGGATGCTCGACTCTATGGCAAAGTATTGGTCGGAAGATATTGATATCCGTGTATGGTACCACGACTTCGACCTGACTCAGGAAAGTCTTCCCGAAGCTGACCACATCAGTTATCACAACCTGAATGATGTTCCTGATTTAATTAGTTTCCGGGAGCGTCTGAACGATTACGAACCGAAAAACTGGCGCATGGATGTCGTTAAGTTTTGTCATAAGATGTACGCCATAACCGAGACGTGTCGATCTCTTCTGTCCGACCCTGATGATCAGACCCCGTACAGTTTGTTGTGGCTCGACGGTGATACAGTCACGACTGAGGACGTGGACGTTGACTGGCTAGATAATTTCATTGATATGGATGCCGACATTACTCTTCTTGAGCGGCCAGTTGCTGACTATGCTGAGACATCCTTTATGCGATTTGCCCTCTGGCCTAGTCGAGAGGCAGCATTCAACGTGCTTGAGGATGTCCGGGCATCGTACGACACACAAGAAGTACGCGGCTACCGAGAATGGCACGACGGTTTCGTATTCCAACGCATCATAAATATCCATAAGAACCACGGGCTGCGTGTTCAAAACCTGTCT